GTGCTTTTCAATTGGTTCTTCATATACATCCATTCCTTTACTTCTGGTGAGTGGGTCATCATAAACCATCATTCTCAACTTTGATGGAGTAATCAAAGTATCAACAGACCCCAGAAACTCACATTCAAACTCCTGTGTGAATTGTCTTTCAGAAGTATTCGCAATTGTTTGTCGTTTCCACTCTGCATCCCTACCAGGAACTGCAGACCAATGGACTTCTAATGGAACATATCCATTTTTTCCTCTTTCAGCATCGTGCCAAAGTTTATAAAACATATTCATCCCATTGGGAGTTGAGATGATAATAACCTTTGTGCTTTGACCTGAAGAAATAGTAGGATAAACAGAAGAGAAGAACTGTTCCGCAATATGATTTGGAATGAACGCAAATTCGTCCAAGAAAATAATATTGAAAGAGTTTCCTCGAACAGCAGAAGATGATGTAGATGCAGCTACGATTTTGGAACCATTTTCAAGTTCCAATGAACCTTTATTCCAAGAACCAACACCTTGCTGTAACCACTTTGGTAAATTCTCATAAGACAGTTGCAATCTACCTAAAAGTTCTCTTGCTGTTTCTGCTTTGTTTGCTAGAATTGCAATTCTTATATTATCATTGAATAAAGCATAATGAAGAAGATATGATACAACAGTAGTAGATTTTCCTGTCTGTCTTGGAAGTTTTGCGATATTAAATCTATTTTGATGAAAGTTTGTAATTAGTTCTTCTTGGAAATCATACATATCAAACGGAACCAATCCGTGATCCAAAGAAACAATTTTTACATAATTTTTTGCAAAATGAATTGGGTCACTTTTGCATTTTAAGTATTCTTGAATTTGGTCTGTAGTAAATTCAATTTGGACGTTTTCCGCTTTTAAATTTGGATTGCCCTTATAATGTTTATCCATCATAAATTAATAGACATACTTGCAACTGTTTCTTGTTGTTTAAAATAAAGTTTAGTATAGCATTTTGCTATATTTTTTAAAAGTTCTACGTCATTACAAGAATCAATTTCCCTAGAAATTCTTTCATACTCAAAAATTTTGGAAAGATTTTCCAGTTCAATGTCGTCTGGATTCATTTTCATCTCCTGTAAATAATAATGGTTTTGTTGGGTCTTTTACTGATGGATTAAATGACAATACAATCGCACCAGGATATATTTTTCTTACTTCATAAGTGACTTGATCTTTTGGGGGTCTAGCAAATTGTGGGAAAAACATTTGAACTGAAAGATATTTACCTCTCCAATTTAACAGAATACTATAAGTAGACCCACGAGACTGTATTCGTGTATACCCTTCATCTACATTACTTTTCTTTGTTTTATTTCCCCAATTTGCTGCACCAACTTTACGGCATTTGACTAATGCCCCAGAAGCATAAGCACTAGGCCAAATTTTATAACGAGATTTTACTTTTTCTTTGCAGGCATCCTCGTTTACAAATTCTTCGGTCTTAACATTTTTTGCTTGTCCTGACCTATCTGGATTTGGGTCTTCTTTTCTTTTTCTTCTTGCTGCTGCGTCTTCTTCTTCATCGGACATATTTGCAGCCATTTTTGATGAACCACATTTTGGTTTTGTAGTTTGTCCTGGTTGACGAGCACAAGGAGCACCAGCAAACTTTCCTCCAATTTGAGTCCATCCTTTTACTTTTTTTCCTGTTTTTGGAGTTGTTCCACTTGATTTTGCAAACCAGTCATGGAGAGATGAGTCACCAGATTTTGTTTCTTCACTAACACCTTTCATTTTTTCTGGTTTAATTAAATCAATAATTTCCAAAAATGTATTTCCGTTTGCGTCTTCAATCGTGACTGTTTCTTTTACATCTTTAAATTTCTTATGTTCTTTTTTTGCACTTGCCTCCATTTTTTTGAGACGAGTATAATAATCTGGTATTTCATCAAGATGTTGAAGGGCAATATCAGTTGCTAATGCTTTATCTTTTGTGTGCTCGTGTTCGATGGGAATTCCCATCTTGAGTTGATTTTCAATAAAAGAAACATCCAAACGATGTTTTGTTGCAATTGCTTCAACTGTTTTGTGTGGTTTTACTTTAGGGCACTTTGACTTTCCATGAGTAGGACAATCCATTCCTTTTGGACTTCCGTTGCAACTTGCCTCTAAAATAAATTCCTGAAAGGTTTTCATTGGAAATTTTTTAACTATTTAGAATCCATTAAACCTTGCTTCAATAATTTTTGAAGGTCTGCTGTGGAACCAATAAAAACAGAGTTATTAACAGTAGAAGGACCTCTTGTATCTTCTTCTTTGAGTTTCTTCATTTTGTGTTGTAAATCAATCAACTTATCAGTCACATCACCAACATTTTTAATCAACTGACCTGCTACTTCATATGCTCTTGGACTATCACTTTGTTGTGCTAAATCCATAATACTATCAATTGCTTCTTGTCCTTTTTCAATTAATGAATATAAATTTCCTCTTGTATATTCATAATCCTTATCACTTTCTTCCCCAGAAGTTGGTTTTGCTATTGCTTCTTTTGATTTTTTTACAATCTCTTTCGATACAGAAGTTGCTTCTATTTCTAATGCTTCATCTATGTTTTCGAATTTGCTTTTCATAATGATACGTCAATCCCTTTTGTTGTGCTATAAATCTTACCATCACCAAAATCAAAACGAGATTCACTAAATCCAAAATCATCGTCCATTTCAACTAATTCATTATCTTCAACTGTAATTGCATCAATTGAATCTCCTTCATTGTGAGATTCAATCGTTGTACCATCTTGTCCTCTCAATACATTTAGAATATTCCCAGAAATATCCTTGATATACATTTCCTCATTACCAATCATAATATAAGAATCATTAACTAATGAGACGGCACTTGAAACATTAAATGCAGTTACCTTATCGTCAATATTTTGAGCGAGTGTCGTTGTATTATCATTATTATAATCTTTAATTGCTCTTGGAGTAGCAGTATATCTCAATTGTCTTGATGCATTTTTAGTATTTGTATCTGTATAATAATCAACCTGAACTTTTTTGATTAGTCCATCTGTACTATCAGCAATTGGACCAAATAGATATGTTTTTGCTGTAAAGTTTAAAGTATACACCAAAGCTCTTCTTTCTGTGTAATCACCTTCATAATTATCTTCCATATTAATCCCTTCGAGGGTTATAGGGACATCCTTTTTCTCACCTATTGATGAAATCAAATTAATTGTTAATGTGAAATTTGGTTGAAATGCTGGAAGAATTTGTTCTACAATTTGTAGCATATCATCATTCAATTTAGTCATAATGCTAAGTTGAAATCCAATATTATAAGGAACAGGCATAAAAACTTTAACTTGTTCTGTTTTGTCAGTAGTTTTAATTGCCTTAAATGTTTGCATAGCAGAAACTTTTCTGCTACTATCATATTTTAAACTCGTCATCTCAAAAGACATTCGAGGAAGAGTCATTGCAACTCTTTTTCTCAAGTCTGGTTTTTGTTCTACTCTTGCTAAAAACTTTTGAATTGGACCATAAGCAATAGGAACTTTCATAAAACTATAATCAGTACCATCCTTCTTTTCATGCTTGATATACACTTCATTGAAAAGTGTACCAAAAGCAATAATGGTTTTTCTGATTATTTCATTGTAACTATAAGTTCCTAACATAACAATATAATTTATTAATTATTTAGTAAACACCAAATGGATTCTTCTGTGAAAAGTCAAGAATACCATCTGCTTCATCTTCAATTTGAATATTTTCAGCATAAGGGTCATATTGATCGTAAGTATTAATCGAATATACTTTATGTGTTGCTGCTGCACCAACAATCAATTCACCATTAGCAAAGTTTCCACCAACTATTGAAACCTTAAGAACTCTCGTATCTGCATCCCAATCTTTTACATATCCAGTAGTTCCAGTAGAAACACCTCTAACCATTTCATTAAACTCAAAATCACCAGTTGAAATTCCAATTGGAGTTGAAAGTGTAATTGTTGGAGTAACAGTATAACCAGCACCAGCATTTGTATAACGAATTGCTGTTACAATTCCAGTGACTGTTAAGACTGCTTCTGCTGTTGCATTTACTCCACCAGCAGGAGCAGTGGATATAGAAACGACAGGAGCAGATGAATACTGACTGCCAGCAGAAGTAATGGTTACAATTCCCAAAGTTCTAGAAGCAAGAACAGCAGTTGCAATTGCACCAGAACCAGATTGTCCCACAATTGTAACTGATGGTATTTGTGTATATCCAGCACCAGGATTAACTACAAGAATTCTACTAATCGAATCTCCAGTTCTTCCTGTTTTACTAGTCATAATAGCAACAGCAGTTGCATCTATTCCACCTGCTGGTGCCTTTGAAATTTGAATTGTTGGTGTGGATAGATAACCAGTTCCATCGTTAATCAAATCAATATATTGAACTGATTTGTTTATCGTAGAAGCAATCGAAACAGTTGCAGTTGCTCTAGACGCAGTATCTGCAACCATAGTAATGGTTTGAATATAACCAAAATCTTGAACTGACCTATCGACTTCATCAATACTTGTATCGATAAGTTCATCTTCATATCTAAAGATTTCACATCTTAATTCATAAACATAAAGATTGTTTAACTGATAAAATGGAACTTTTCCTTCAACATACTTGATTTCAAAAAGACCATTATCAATCGGGAGATAAATTAAATCTCCTTCTTGTGGTCTTGTTGCAACTTTAATATCTGGGTCATCTAACAAAAATGGAGATATAAAATCTTCATATCTTTCTTTTGAAATAATAAGAGTTAGTTCATCACTTGTTTTTACACCAAACTTTGATAAAATATCTCCTTGTCCACCAAATCCATTAAAATTTGAAATATATGCTTCAATTCTAAAACTATCATCAAATTTTGATACTAAAACTTCTTTGATGATAGTTTTTTCATTAATCAACTGTCTGGGCATATAAACAACATCTTGCCCGTACATTTTCAATTGTTCGTTAATTAAATCTTGAACGAGTCTTTGTTCGCTTGAAGCACCTTGTAAAAAATAGGGATTTAGTGGAGACATTATCCTATCATATCCATTGGAGGTAATTCGTATTCTGTCTTAAGTTCTCTTTCAAGTTCTTCAATCTCTCTAATTGCGTCATTTAATATTCTTTCTCCATTCATCGTAATTCCACCAGGAAGTTGAACTCCATTAAATTTAATTAAATTCTGTCCCCATTGTCTTTTGATAATTGCTGTTAAATATCTTTTCAACCACCAATCATTATATACAGCAGAAAAGTCTGATGGATTTACAATTCGAATACAATCAACAATAATATAACTATTTTCATTTACCATTGCCCAGTCTATATCTAAATATAGTCTATGTTGTTTTTTATTAAATCTCAATTGAACATCTGGAGTTATAATTCTACTAATATCTTCTAAATGGGTCTTCACCATTGCATAATTCAACAAATCAAGAGCACCATAATAATACAAATCATTTAAAAATATTTGATATTTAATATTAAACAAACCAGATGATATGGTATTCGCATCTGATTTAAATACGTTATTTACTCCAATCACTGTATCTGGAAGTTGAATAAAATTATTTGTTTCTTGATACGTGACCGTTGTAATTCCAACTAAAGAATTTGCAGTTGAAGTTGTAGTATCTGTTCTTACTTTATTTTTTTCGTCTGGAAGAAGTTTGTGCTTTAAATATACTCTTGCTGCACCATCATAATGTCTTTCATTAAAAAATTGAATAGCATCATCCACCAAATCATCAATTTGGTCGTCATCGACATTGATTTCTAAAACAGGATATCCAAGTTTTCTTAAACAGTAATCAATTAATCCCTGACGAGTTGATGGTTGAGCCATTATTTAATTGAAAACTCTAATTATTTATCAGTATGTACCGCCATCAATAAATGGATATGGGCTCCATTGTTCTGTTGATGAATTGTAGACAAGTACTGAATTATTTGGTAATCCACCCGATATATTAATATCATCCAAATTTGAAAGTTTTGTCGTTGGTACAGCAGAAACTACTCTGTTTGCGTTATCAGCACCAAGTCTTACTTTTATTAAATTGTCTGAATTAGTTCTTACTCTAATGTCTGACATGGTTTTTTATGCAGTGGTAATTCCAGCAGTAACTAATGCACTTCCCTCAACAACTCTTGATTTTGTTGTTCCACTATCTAATAGTATATCATAACAGTATCTCCCTGGTCTTAAAGTTGATGTGATAGTCGAACCCAAAGAAATTTTAACTTTTCCAGCAGTTCTACTGGGGAAAGAAACTGCAAAAACAGCAGAAGTATTTAATGACGCTGGTGATTTTTTCAATTTTGCATATCCAGTATATCCAGTCAAATCAAGTGGAGTATTTGCTACTGATTCAAGAAAAAATGTCTGATTAAAATCAGCACCTCCTGGAATTGTTATGTTAGCTACATATATTGCCATTATGATAACTAGATAAAATCTTTCCTAATATATTTAGGATTTGTTCTCCAAGAGTTTTGCTAGTAATGATTTTATCTCTGTTAATTCAGTTTTTAAATTTTCAATTTCAGTTTTTTCATTTAGTGATGAGTTTTTAGCTCTCAAATATTCTTGATATTCATAATCATTACAATTTACAATTGCATTTGATTTTTCATCACGATATAAACCTTTGTGTCCTTCTACTGGTATCATATTGATGCAATTGCTCTTAGGTCTCTAATAAGAGGAACATATGATTGATTTGTTCCAGTCATAATAATTTTAATTTGGAACCCATTGAATGGGGTTATATTTTTTCCAGTAAACTCATAATTGCCAAAATCATTTTGGGTATTTGATGCTTGAACAAATCTATCAGATTTTCCATTATTTTTTGAAGAATTGATTACATTTCCATTTTCATCAAGATTATCATATCCTGGGAAAAATTCATATAATTGTTGTGAATCTGGAGTATCATTTCTAAGCAATCTGTACATAACTCTAATATCATTTGTGGAATGTCTATAGGCATCAAAAAGAACTTTTAAACTATCTGCTGATTTTTGTAATTTTACGATTTTTGAAACATAAATTGCTGCATTTGGGTCACCACTCAATTGGTTGACTCTTGGTTCTAAAACAAAATCAGAAACAGGATTATTAATTCTATTCATTGTTGTGATTATATTTACTCTATGTAAATCAATCATTGGAGATACTTTTTTATCACCTGTGGATAATAAAAGTTCTATAGTAAATGATCTATTTCCTGGTAAAGCAGTTAAATTTGAAAGTTCATTGACTTTGGAATAAATCGCAGAAGTTTCACTCAATTGATTGGTAGAATTTAAAGATATATCTTCAAATCCTCTATCTGCAAACGAAATTTCAGTTCCATTTACACTTGTTCCAGTTATTGTTCTAATTCTTGCTCCAACTGATGTTGTTTCTGGCAATAGTGTTTGTATATTTGGCCTAATACTATTAAACGTAATATTTTGTGTTGCTTTTGGTCCATTAAAAGACCCAACAGTTGGTGTTGATGAATATGTTCCACCAGATTTAGATTGTTTGAAGAATAATTCTGGATAAGAGTTGGTATTTCCAGTACTTCTATCAGATCCTGATTTTGATTGGTCTATTTTTATATGATAAGAATCAAGTTCAATTGGATATTTAACCAAATCAACATCTGCAAATTTATGAGTTTTGTTAATTCTTCTAAGTGAAACTCCATTAAATTCATATTTAAATACAGAAGCATTTGTTAAATGCAATGTTGCAACTGTATTATCAATTCCTCTTCCACCACTAATTCCAGTTAAAGTATTTCCATTAGTTCCTGTATATTTAATTATTTCATTATCAATAATGATATAACCTGGATTATTTGAATTGACAGTAATATTTTCAAAGGTTGCTAAAGTACCAATTGAATCTAATGTAATATCACTAGTAGAAGTAGAAGAATAATCAGCAGTCAGTTTTACAGGAGCAATATCTGATTCAATTCCACTCAAAGTAACTTGATTAACTGGAGAATACATTCCATGATTTTGATGATTGACTTTAAAGTGCAATCCATCAGAAATATTGGTATTGCTATTTACTGTTGCTCCAGATATAGAAGACCCATTATTAGTAATTGTTTTTGTTCCTGTTGTATCTACTTTTCCTTGAATATTATCGACAACAATAGAATTAACTGCCGAAATAATTCCAACATTATTTGGAATAGTTAAAATGAGATTTTTCCCAAGATTATTTGTATCCGTAGAACTTACAGTTAATGTATCACCAGCAGCATATCCAGAACCACCGTCAGTAATAGTTGCAGCAACTGCTACACCAGAAGAAACAGAAAGATTTACTTTTGCATTTTGACCGAATCCTGTTAATGAGATTAAATTTATATTAGAATATACTTTTGCTCCAGTTGTAAAACCAGAACCAACATTTGATAATGTTAATGTCGAACCAATTCCAACTGCACCAACAAGAGATCTAAGATTTGAAGAAAAATTAGAATTGGATGTTTGACCTATTCCATTTCCAACAACCAATGAAGTTTGTTCGGAAGAAGATAAACTCTTACCTAAACCAATTAATGCTGAATTTGAATATGCATTTAGTGGATTTTTTCTTAATGTTACAATTTGATTATTGCCAATATTCAAGTCTGGATTGTAGAATCTAAATGATGCTGGTGAAGTTACAAAGTCTGCTCTATATAAGGTAAACTTCAAATCTTCCAAATCCGATGGAGTCCAGGTTGCTCCATTTTGTGATTTGAATAATGCTCCAAGAGTTGGTTGTTTAGAAACAATAATTTTTTGCGAATCTGGTTTATTTACAGTTGATACATCGGTTTCTCCCATTCTTGAAATCCATACGTTATAAGAATCAGAAGAAGAAACTAATACAATTGAATATCCAGAACCAGTTTTTTCAAGATAAACTGGAGATGGGAAAGTAAATGTAGTTGCAACAGTACCATCTTCGGATGTTATAACATCTTTTGGATCTAATGTTACTTCTGCGAATGGTAAAATGGTTTGCGTTGGAAGACCAGTTTGCATCGTTCTGATTTGAAGTGTTACTGGAATTCCTTTAGTATCTTTTGTTTTGAAGAAAATATCACATTTTGTAATATAAACTCCATTATTATCTGCAACTTCAAATGATTGTGCCAATGGATCTACCCATCTGCTTGATTCTGATGTTGTTGTTGTGGAAGTATTTGATGAAACTAAATTAGTTGTAGATGAAGTAAATGTTTGAGAATCTGTTTGTGGAATTCTTTCAACATTTGCATTTCTAATTCTAAGTGTAGAATTTTCAACATTATCCAAAGTTCCAGCAGAAGTAAAATTAACCTCTGCTGTTGTTTCATCTGAAGTAACTACTGTAGAATTTGTTGAACTTGATGTCAAAACAAAAGTTTTTGTTCCAGTTCTAAACGATGGTGTCGATGGAACTGTTGGATCGGGAATAAATAATGAACCAATAAAAACTCCAGATTCATCTGCGATTAATCGTAAATCGGAAATAGTTGCGACTGCTTTACTGGTTTGCCCAACCAATTGCATATTTTTTGCAATACTACCATAAAAACCAGATGATGCTTGTAACTCTAAACTTGCAGTATCTACATTTAATACTGTAGTTGTTGATGAATATGAATCTGATAAAGAATTTTTTGGTAAATATGGATTTATTGAAAATGTTTGTTCTGGTGAATTGTATGGGCCATATTTGTGATTTTGTATTGCAAGTCTAAATCTAATAGTTTTTGATCCCAAAGATCCAACTACTGTTTCTCCAGTAGTAAAAGTTCCACTGGACATTGTAACTTCAATTAATTTTGGTACAACATATGAAGTCACATCAACATTATCAAAAAATGCATAAACTCTTGATGATGGTTTTAATCTTTTAGCAATAATTTCAATATTTCTAGATCTCATCGTTTTTATAATTTCTCTAGAAATAATTTTATCTCCAAGATTGGTGGAATCAAATCTTTCAGTAACACCAAACTGAATTCCTTGTCTGGATTGATTTGTTGTTGTCGTTACTGTTTGATCATTAAATTCTATAAAATCAGTTACAGTTGTCGTTGTGTCAGTTACTAATCTTCTACCACTGCCTGGATCATTTGTTATTGTAGAAGATGTATTTCCAGTTTCTATTTTTCCCAAAGATGGTCCATTAGAAATATTAGTTCCAGTCCAATTAGTTTCCCAAGAATTCCAATCAATTGGTGAAAGTCCAGTATTGCTATCTACACCAAGTTCTTGCATTTTTGAATTATAAGAACCTTCAATGTCATAAGTTCTTTCAGATCTTTTTGTATCAATCCAAGTATCACTCGATGGATTTAATTGAATTGAACCAATCCAATTAATTACATTAAATGGATTTACATTTTCACTTCTTGTAGCAAATTGATTTTTTGTATATTCAACTTCCGAATAATTTAAACATACAACATCTCCAACTTTTTTTATATTTGGAGAACCCAAATCACTAACAAAACGTAAATCGGCATCTGGATTTGATGTTTGACCGATTCCAATAACTGCTTCAGACCCTAAAAGTAAGTCTATAGAAGTTGTATAATGGGTTGGTCTTAATAATCCATTAGCAGTATCAATACTTGCTTTATAGTTTAGATTTGTTATTTCTCCACCATTATAAGATTTAAAATTATCAACAAAAAAACCACATTTAAATCTATCTAATTTTGTTGTGCTATCTCTTATTGTTAAATTTTGAGTATCCGTTTCAAGCAAAGACAGTGATGTATAATATTCAACATTAGAAAGTCTATCTTCCAATCTGGAAATATCTTTCATTGTATATCGTTTGTGTTGCACTAAAGATGTTGATGCATCTTTTGAATTATTTAAATAAGCAGGTAAACGAATTGTTGCTATTTCCAAACAAGAATCTAAATTATTTGGAACTTTTGGTTTAAGTGATGGGATGCCTTTATTTACAATGAATGATCCTTCTTTTGTTAAAAATAATCTATCAATTCTTGGTAAATAATAATCATAAGATAAATTTATTGCTTTACTCTGTGCAAAGATATTTTGTGTAGAATTTTGCCCAGTAAATGTTCTTGATTCATACTCAAATGGTGATTTTGTACCAGAATATGAAGCAACTCTTGGTCTTAAATCGATAATATCGGTCAAAGATATTCCATCTACCGATGATATATCATTATCATATCTATCTTTATCATAAGAATTTACTCCAACAAAATCACCAGTATCAGATGAATCTATTGTATAATTATTATAAATGATTGTTATTTGTTTTGTTGGTGCAGCAATTTGTGGTTTTCTGATAATTCTTGAAAAATCAAGATATTCTGATCTTTGTCCTTCATCTAAAATAAAGTTAGTTCTAATATTTTTATCACCAACTTGAATTGAGTCAACAATTCCAGAAATTTGAGATTCTTCAAATGTAACTGTTTCACCAACAGAAAAAACATTTTCATTTAAATAAACAAATTTTATTGTATTTGTCCCATCATTTGAGACTAAACTTGCAATTGCTCCAGTATCTTTGCCAACTATTTTTTCACCTTTAATTGAATTTAAAATATTTGAATTTAATCCAATTATTGTGATTGATGGTAATGTTGGAATTGAAGAAGAAGATGACTCAAAAATTCCAATTACTGATTCCACATCACATACATTTAACGAAATTTCATCATCCTCAATTCTTAAACCATAAACAGTACTAGTACTTAATCCACTTATAGAGGTAGAGATACCAGAAGAAGTTTTATTAATAGTTAAACTAGAGCATCTATTGTATATCTTTTTGCGAGTTTTTGTGTTTATTTTCTTAATAGTAGCAGTCAATATTGCTGCACCTGAATTTGTAGTAATATTTTGAATTGATATAGTTCTTCCATTTGGAACCAATTTTTGATTATCCAATACTGCTACAGTTCCATCAGCAAAGGTTAAATTATAATCTTCTTCATCGAATGGTTCAAATGTTAATGACGTATCTGTTTCTAATGTCGAACTCCAAGCACCATCACTAAATTCACCAGCAGTAATATTATAAGATTTTTTGAATACTACATCAGATCCTGTTAAATCAAGATTTGAAACTTTTGAGTTATTTAAAAGTGCATATAAAAATGCATTTTTTGTATTTAAAACATTTAAAGATACTACTTTAAAATCATTTACAGTAATTGTTGAACCTGGAAGAGAACCAGAACAAATACCAGAAACAGAAGTTGTTGCTACAACAGTTAAAGACTTTGAAGATCCACTAACAACAGAAACTTTATTATAAGTAGGTACACTTTCCCCTTGTTTTGTGTATGATACAATATCTCCCACATTAATCCCAACATAAAAGTTTTGATTTGAAGTTGTTACTGTACCTCCAGATGTAATGGTAAATTGGGTTCCTGGTTCTGCAACAGATAATGTTTTTGATAAAATTGGATCGGCAGTAAAACCAGGAGAATATATCTGATGAACATCATTTAAAGAATAATCTTTTACTGATGTAATTGTGCGAGAAAAATCTAAACCATTTATTTTTATTTGCTCGTTTGCTATAAATGATCCAGAAACTTGGTATAAGGTTAAAGTATTAGATGATGATACATTACTAACCAAATATCCTTTAGCACCACTATTTTTTCCTTGAATATATGCTGGTGTAGTTTGTATTAAAGCAGTATTAATTGTTAACGTTGTATAAGTCTGAATATCATAGAGTGAACTTTCAAATTGAGTGGAAGCATTTGAATATGCTACATTTTTTAATTTTAAGTCATAAAGTCTAGCAACTCCAATTTTTGTTCCAGAAGAAGATCCTGGTGTTGCTGTTCTAGTATCATAAAGACTTACTTGTGTTGTTAAACCAACACTAATAGAACCATAAACATTGTTTAATAATATTTGTCTTCCAACATTAAATGGAATTGAAGCATTTTCTGATCGTTCTGTTGTTCTTGGTTTTTCTATATCTACAATAGTATTACTAATGGTTTCAATCTCATATCCACGAACATAAGCCTTTCCTGGACTTATTGAAATACAAGCAAGATCTTTTGATGGAGTATTTCCTTGTTTTGTTTTTTGATTTGAATAATAAACTCCATTATTTCCAACTCTATCATTTAATGATTCTTTTACTGAAATATCAA